ATGAAATTTAAAAAATGTCTTCTGCCTGTGGCAATGTTAGCGTCATTCACTCTGGCAGGATGCCAGTCAAATGCTGATGATCATGCCGCCGATGTTTATCAAACCGATCAACTGAATACCAAACAAGAAACTAAAACCGTTAATATTATTTCCATTCTTCCCGCAAAAGTTGCCGTAGACAACGCCCAAAATAAACGGAACGCACAAGCCTTCGGCGCGCTTATTGGCGCTGTCGCTGGCGGTGTTATCGGCCACAACGTCGGGTCTGGCAGCAATTCCGGAACGACGGCAGGTGCAGTTGGCGGCGGAGCTGTAGGCGCGGCAGCGGGTTCTATGGTGAATGATAAAACCTTAGTGGAAGGTGTTTCTTTAACATATAAGGAAGGCACCAAAGTGTATACCTCCACCCAAGTGGGTAAAGAGTGCCAGTTTACGACAGGTTTAGCCGTTGTTATTACCACGACGTATAACGAAACGCGTATTCAGCCAAATACCAAATGTCCTGAAAAGAGCTAATAATCAGGAGGAGTCATGAAGAAAGTTTTTCTTTGCGCCATCTTAGCCTCCTTAAGCTATCCGGCTATCGCCTCATCATTGCAGGATCAACTCTCGGCTGTCGCAGAAGCGGAACAGCAAGGTAAAAATGAAGAGCAAAGGCAGCATGACGAATGGGTCGCGGAGCGCAACAGGGAAATCCAGCAAGAGAAGCAACGTCGCGCAAACGCCCAGGCCGCGGCTAATAAAAGAGCGGCAACGGCAGCAGCGAATAAGAAAGCTCGTCAGGATAAACTGGACGCCGAAGCCACTGCGGACAAAAAACGCGATCAAAGTTATGAAGATGAGCTACGTAGCTTAGAGATTCAGAAACAAAAACTGGCGCTGGCGAAAGAAGAAGCCCGCGTTAAGCGCGAAAACGAATTTATCGATCAGGAACTGAAGCACAAAGCTGCGCAAACCGATGTGGTGCAATCTGAAGCTGACGCAAACAGAAATATGACTGAAGGCGGTCGCGATCTGATGAAAAGCGTGGGTAAAGCAGAAGAGAATAAATCAGATAGCTGGTTTAACTAAACGATGTTAGTAACTTCAAACCTATAATTCTTTAGGATAAAAAACCCTCTGTAGTAACAGAGGGTTTTGTTCATTCATAGTGCAGGGTCAAATCATTCCCACTCAATTATTTACGGCATGCATAACCAATTGACTGGTAACAACTTTCTGTAACCTGATTTTCACCGTACCGTTTTATATACCGTCACCGGAAATCAGTGCCACGATTTTTGCTTCTTCAGTGAATCGTATTGCTGCTCGCAGAATTCCCCTGCGATACGATACTTTTCAGCCTCAGCTGCTGTTGCGTTGTAAACTCGGTTGCTTTCTTCAAGCATGTCGGCGAGCACACCGATGACCTTGCTGGCTGGCGTGCCAGGGGGGAAAGATCCGGTATAGTGTTCGGCGAGCCGCCTGGTTTTGTCAAGCTCGGCGCGCATGCTGTCAGCAGCGGAATTAGCATACTCAGCATCAGCACGCGCCGCATCGATACGGGATTGTGCTTCACGTTCAATTTGTGTTTTCTCCTGCTCACGCTGTGACCTTAACTTATCATCAGCCTGTTTCTGATCTTCCTTCGCCTGAGCATACCCGGCATCGTACTGGCGGCTGCCATGCACATTCCAGGCAACAACTCCTGATATGACCAGAACAGCAAGCATCGCCATGACAACCAACTGTTTCCGGTATGCTTTTGCGAATGCCCAGATCATACCGCCAGCACCTTACTGGCAGTGATGTACCGCACGCGCCGGTCGTCGATGCCATTCCTGCCACCATTGATAATCAGAGTTACACGTGCAATATCGCCGGTATACTTCATGCAACCTTTGCTGGAGAAGAACCACGCCGCGCTACGAGCCGCGTATTCGTCCTGCGCCAACAGTTCAGGATTCTCCAGCAGGTCCACTTTCAGGCCGTTTCCGCAATCACGATAGTTATTCAAACCGGTAATCTGGATAAGTCCGCGGCCACGGTAATTCCAGCCATCACCAGAGGCATTGTTCCCCATGCGTTTGCTGTACACCAGATTGGCAATCGCACGCTGGCGCTCAGGTGGCAATGGTGGCTCGCCTGCACGACGACCCAATGCGTTAGCCTGTCCCTGAGTAAGACGACCGGCACGAACGAAGTTAGCCAGTCCGGTGACGCTGTAATTGAAATTCTCCTGCAACCTGGTGAAGCCACCAGACTCATGCCCGACCTGAGCAATAAACATTGCCTGATCTTCGGGTTTTCTGATACCAAACTCTTTCATCGCAGAAGTTATATGCGAGAACCAGCGTGCGGCCAGAGCCTCGCTAATACCAGCAGCTCGCTGGAATTGTTTAATCTCCATGTTTAGACCTCGATGTTTTGAAAATCTGAACAACGTTACCGCGTGTTTTAATAACCGCGGCAAGCATGACAGCGTTGATAATGACCTCAGATAAATCCACAGCCATTGGCGTACGTAACCAGATTGCATAGGCGACACGAACAGGAATACTGGCCGCAGCAACAATAAGGAAATAAGCAAGCCACCCTCCCCATCTTCGATGTTGAGAGCCGTTACGCCGGAATGTGACAACGCGAATTGCTATGCCAGTACAAATAATTGCATTGGTGATAAGCAAAACAAGCTCATTAGTTACCATCGCCTTTTCTCCCAGGAATTAACTGGCGTGGATTATCAGAACGGTGATAGAGCCATATACCAATTCGCACTGCGACAATTGCTGACACGAATGCGCCAGCAGAGAAAACAATCCCTTTCTCGAAAGAGTCCTGCGTGATGGTAGGTATCATGCTGGCTATTCCGATAAGAATTGATGTTGTTGGTTTGTAAAAGAGAAGACCACAAAGAAAGCTGAGTATCGACAAGAGTACACGACGACGAACAGGATACTCTACAGCAGAGGTAACAAATATTACCGCACCAGCCAGAGCACCGAGAGCCACCTCTGGCGGAACGCCGTAGACGACAGAGGCCAGCGCACCCAAGCTTAACCCTTGATTCAGTGAATCCGCCGTAACCGTGCCATTCATGGTAACCACCGTTTATTGTGCATAAAAACCCCCTTAGAAGATGAGGTCCATCATACACAATAAACCATTTACGGATAATAATTACCTAAATTTGGTCTTATTTTGATTCCAATAGTTCGAGTCGCTCTTCAATACGATCGCATCGACGGCGCTGATATGCAGCCTCAAGCCAAGCGCACTGGTCAGGCCGTATACCCCATGAACTACCCGCTTTTTTAACCAGCCTCTGTTCTCCGGTGTCATATTCGACGGTGACCAACTCACCAGACGTATCGGTAATCTCTTTAGTCGCGATTACCGGCTCAAAAATATCATCCCACTCGTCATAGCAAAGAAGGCCAAATCTGGTTCCATCAATTCCGTGCGCCAAGAATACATCCCTTACCTGCTGAGCCATGACGCCAAAATGCCATCTGGCACCATCGCCCTTCATGGATATAGCGTCGAGCCATCGATACGCCACAACAGAAATATCGCCCCAGGCATCAAGAATGCTGTCTCTATCAGAAGAAAGCATTTCACTTAAATCTGATATTGCCTCGGGATTGGTTTTCAGCGTGGCATCTGATGAAACGGTTGGGGCATTTGCAAAGTAGGCGTCTTTAATACGAAACGATGCCTGACCAAAATTATAGGTATTGTCAGCAAACGGGCGAAGACCTGTATCATAAAACCGCCAGCGTATGGTTCCTCCCAATGCTGTCGGGTCGCTGTTGCATGCAATATCCACCGTGGTGGCAGACCTAAACACAGAAGAACTACCGCCCAATACCAAGCTATTTGCGCTAGCTGTAGCCTGCTGGTCAAGGACCAATATTTTCTGAGAGTTTGTAGTTGCACCGGCATATGATGATGCAGTGATGCGGTTTAATTGGTTTGTATCAGGATCTGCGTTTTGCTGAATGGTTAAGTTAGATGCCCACTGTGCCGGTCGCTGGCGCACAAATACAAAGTCACCAGAAGGATTAGTTGCAACCAAATAACTAATGCCACTATCAGATGAATAATAGTTGACTATAAAAGTCTGATTATTCGCATTCAGTATTTCAACATATGTGCTGGAAGGGATTGCCACGCCAGATATATCAGCAATGCTGACAGTCCCTGTGTAAAAATTAAATGCCTTCTGACTCATCTCCTGCATATAGCGAAGAATTTCAGTCATGTTAGTGAACAACGTACCATCTACAGGGTTAACAATCCCCTTCGCACTACGGGGATATACCCCAATGCTCGCGTGATCGATATCAAATCCGCGGTAAAGCCTGGATGCAGGTGTAAAATCGATAGCATCTTTATCAGTGGAGAAATCTTCGAAAATAACCAAACCTGAATTGTAAGGTTCAGAGCCAGTTCTTTCCTGATGAATGTAAAGTGAATAAATGGATTTTCCATCCTGAGAAACACAAACGCCTTCATTTTCTATGCGAGTGACGTTCAATCCTGCGGCTTTCATTAAATCCATCATGGCCTGAGGATGAAGCATTGATTCAGTTCGCTTTGTACCGTCAGGGTTAAAAACTTTGCTGCCCTGATATTCGTTATATCCTGCGCTTCCTGCCCCATCAGCTATGAAGCCGCCATAGCCGCAGACAAAGTAGTTATCACCTACCGCAATACCCTGACGCTTGTTGAAATAAGGCGCATAAGGTGAGGTGCTTTTAGTTACATACCCAACATCATGTAACGGCAGCGTTATAGTTGACAGGCGATTGAAACCACTGTCGAACACTGCAAGTACAGTTCTTGTGATTTTCTGTCCTACTTCTGGCGCATTCTGCTCAACGAGCCATATACCTCTTCTGTAGCTGAACTGGTTGAATAATCCAACATCATGGTTTTGTACAAGAGGCAGATTGCTTCCGTATAATGCCCCCTCCATATTAAATTCACGCAGTATTCCGTTTGTGTGACCAACAAACATTTTTTTGGGGCCATAGTCTGACGTAACCACGATTCCTTCAGCAGCGAAGCCTGGGCCGCCAGCCTGAACATAGAAATAACCTTGATAAATACCAGATATGTTAAATACTGCGACGACATTATTCGTCTGTTTAGGCTCAAATGGATAAGTGATGTATATCAAATCTTCGCTAACGCAGAATCCTTGAGGATACATATAAGTTGCTGACGGGTTAGCAGCCATAATCGCATCATATTCAGGAAAAAGAAGCGGCATCGTAGCTACAATCTTTCTTTGGTGATTTGTAAAAATATCGTTTTTAGCGCTGTTAGGTGTAGGCGTTACACCTCCAGTAAAAAGATCATCAACATAACCTTTATTGACAGCATCGTTTCTGTCAGTGGCATTTGCTAGATTTGATATCTTATTATTTTTTGCATCATAATAGTTAGCCAGAATGCTTGGTTTTATAAGTGCTAACCTCATCCATGAAAAACACTTTTGAATAAGCATTGTCAGTTTATCGAACGCGTCTTCATGTACCTCAGCGAAGAACTTACCCTGATTACGCAAATCAGTATCCTGCGTAACCGGGAGCTCTCGTGATATAGAAATATGATAACCGTTAGCCAACGCCTTCGACAGAATTACATTACCGCCATTATATCCTCCAGCATTGGTTACTGTGTAGTCAGTATCCAGAACCAATTCTGTTACGTTCCCGTTCAGGTCAGACACCTGAACAACCAGGTCGGATTTTTTGAAAATACGGAAGGTATACGGAAATGATGTCGTAGCTCCGTTACCGGTGTATTCGTTGTGGTCAACTTCGGTTGAGACCGTCATGTTAAATCTCCAGATAGTCGCAGCACCCGTTGCGCCGCATATCTGGTTATTCTATTACCTGGAAAACCACATATGGATAGAAAGGCTGTAAATACGAATAGATATTACCTTTCAGGTAATTTGCAAAACGTGCTGGATAGCAAACAAATTATTTGCTACTGTATAAATATACAGTTATTGCATGGAGAAGATAAGATGCAGCAGTATCACTATCCACTGGAAGACGGATTTACCGAAAGGATTCACACGCCGGGAGGCGTCAGGTCACTGGTGGAGGGATCGCACTTGATGAAATTACTCCGGGATCTCGATAAGGATGGATTTAATGTCGATGGCCCACTTGCCGAACTGACTGCACTGATTAACTACGTCACCAGCTCACAGATGTCTATGCAGGATCTGCAAACACATCTCGACTATTGTGCCGAACAATTACGAAAACAAACCACATAAAGAAAAGGCCGCGAAAGCGGCCATTAACAGTCGTAAAATTCTGGGTCCCACAAACTTGCATCGCGCGGCATGGATTCTAACTTTTTCAGCCGCAAAATTCTGTCACACTCGACAACTAATTTTTGCTTCTGCTCGTCAATTTCTACTGTCTTATGCGCTGGTTCATCCCAATAATCCAGAAGGAAGGCATGGCGTTCAGATGTGACCAGATAAATCACATACACGTCACTGGTTGGGATCTTTTTATGCTTGTTAGTGGTCTTGTCTTTCTTCCCAGACGCCCAGTTTTTCCAGCATTGTTCCGTACCGCTCTCACCAAACTTGTCAGTATAGTTTCCGATGTTTAAGTGAACGTGGCGTATGTGATATTCCAGCATCTCTTTCGGTGGATCTCGAAACAGAGTGTCCTTTCCGAAATCCTTATGATGACCGTAGCGCCAGTGATCTATGAACGCGTTTTTGATAGGTATTAGCTCAGGGTCCTTCCCAAAAATTCCAGGGTGAACCAACCCCTGGAATTTATTCGGCATCGTCGTAGAGCTCCTGAGCCATGTCTTCAGCAGTGCGTGCAAACATCCTGCGCGAGATTGCATGGGATTTCTCTACGGACATCTTTGGGACCTCATGCATAACAAGTTGATGAGTTTTCTCATCAACTTGAAGTGGCTTGTATAAACGTTGCCACCTTTCGTTAATTTTATCCTTAAAGCCAGCGAAACCACTTTCCTGACTCTTGTATCCAAAATGAGATAAAGCCAAATTCCTTTCCATTTCATTCCTAATGTACTCAGCAAGGTTGCAGTGGAATACTTCCCCTTGTTTTTTTAGGCATGCTTCATGGTCTGTAACACTGTGACGGCTCTCATATAAGTAAATGCGATAGGAATTTTTATTATCCTCTTCTTCATAATTTCTAATCGCATCAGCAGTTGCCATAGCTGCAGCATAAGCGGCTGCTTCAATCACCATCTCTTGCTCTTTTTCTTTTTCAGGCCTTTTCAAGGCAAAGCGTCTATGCCTCATCGCTGTAACTCTCTTCGTGTTCATGGGCACCCCCAACTACCTTTAGGGTAAACATTCTATCGAAAGTATACGCTCACTGGCAAAAAAATAGGCAGGTATTTTCTGAAATGGGATCAATCAAACCACATAGGGTTGAAATGACGTGAGTTATGCATTTATCATTACCTTTGCGGTAAATTTACATTGCACTCCTCTTGTGCCATAGTAATCGGGCACTGGCAAAATCCAGTGCCGGGATTGGCGTTCCGGATTACTAAAAGGCGCATTCACCGCGCAAGCGGTTTTTTTATGCGTATAGCACGGCCACATTCGTATTATGGTGGGCTGTGTGGGGGCACCGAAAGGTGCGCCGGGTCCTTTTAGCCGGTTACGCCAACCCTGCACAGTTCACCACCAACCGATTGGCGTCGGTAGTGGTGATTAACCAGACTAAAAGGTAACCACTATGACAGCTACAAAAAGCACGTCCATTTTTTCTTTCGAATCCCAAGCCGATATACGAGTAATCGTCATAAATGGTGAGCCATGGTTTATCGCTTCAGATGTTTGTCGGGCTATAGGCATAGCAAACCATCGAGATGCTGTTCGAAAACTTGATGATGATGAGAAGGGCGTCGCTTCAACCGACACCCCTGGCGGTGAGCAAGAATCGATCATCATCTCCGAGTCAGGCCTCTACACACTGATCCTCCGCTGCCGCGACGCAGTGACACCAGGCACTATCCCCTACCGCTTTCGTAAATGGGTTACAGGTGAGGTTCTTCCTCAGATCCGCCGCACCGGAAGTTACATTAAAAACTCGCTCCCGCAGGAAGAACGCATAAAGATGGTTGCCGACCAGGTAGCCAACGCCACAGCATCAGCAGTGATGCAGGCAATGAAGATAGAGAACAAAACCTACAGCGCCCCACTGAAGCCCGGCTACCGCAGTTTGATTCACTCGCCGTCTGGTGTTCTCGGCCTGACGGAGAACTCACTGCTGATGAATCTGCTGAACCAGTTACAGGAAGACGGGCACGACGTATCGGGCGCGGCGGCGGAGCTGACCACCATGTTCTGCTACATCGTCGGTGTGAGCAAATGCCTGCGTGATATCCAGACCCACGCGGAGTACATCAACGACAAGGCAGGGTTCTTCTGACGAGCGGCGGCACAGGGATGTGCCTTTAAAATAATCATTGGCGATGTGATGTAGATTCGCGTAATATTACCTTAAAGGTAAACCTGTTTTTATTTTATACCTGTAACTTACCGGAGATTAAAGATGACAAAACTTGGATTCGTGATGAGAGGTCCGGTAAGAAGCGGAACTCATGCAAAGCGTAGCAAGAGTCGTATTTTTACTGGTAAGGTTGTAGCACGTAAATCAGCTATTGGCTCGTTCAATAGTGAAAATGCGGCATTGCGCCATATTTTTATCAGCACAAAGCCAAGAGCATCCGCTGATGTGCATACAATGTCTATTCCTATCACAAAGAATATAAAGCGGATAAAAAAGCTCTCATCTGCAGAATCAAAAGAGATATCTTTCCGCCAGCTTAACTCATTAGAAACGCATATGAAGGAAGAGGAATTCGATGTTTTTGAGTGAGTATAGCGGGAAGGTTATACCTACTGGTGAGTTTAAAACTGATGACTTTCTGATTTCGCTAAAAGATGCTTTTAAACAACACTGGCGTCATGGTCATCATCCTGATCTGGGAAAAGATACTCTTTTTGAAAGACCAGACGAAGTATTAGGCTTCCATCTCAGAAAGGTTCATGTCAATATTGGTGAATATGCATCATATTCATACTCATGTACTGAACAGTGTTGGGATGAGTGGTCATATGGATTGATTGATGAACAAGGAAATTACAGGCCAAAACCAACCAGTAACGCATATCTCATATATGCAGTCAATGAAATAAGAGATGCAGCCTTACTAGCTTATTGGGACCCGCCCGCACACACCAAAGCTAACGCAAAAGTTTGGATGGATTCCGTATTGAATTTCACAAAATTATTTCATGAACGAACGAATACAGCTCCACTTAGTAGAAATGTTTATCCGTGGGATTATTCGTACAAATCCAAAAAGCCTGCATAGTAGTTTTTTATGGACGAAACAAAAGTCAGTGCTACACTCATTGACGCCACATTGAGGTGGTTTATAGATGGAAATTTCACAATGAAAAAAGCATTTGCTGCACTGTTCGTTTTGTTGTCTCTGGTAGCTTCAACTCAGGCCTTTGCCGGTCGTTGTCAGCACGACAGCGATACTGCCGCTGACGGCTCCCGCTGCGGTGGGCGTTCTGCGGATTCCCGCCCGGGTGGCGGTGGCATTCGTTAAAAACAAGGCCGCGAAAGCGGCCTGTGACATGTCACGATAGTTCCGTTTTGCACATCCCTGTGCCGCCGTTCTGTCAGAAGAACCCTGCCTTGTCGTTGATGTACTCCGCGTGAGTCTGGATATCACGCAGGCATTTACTCACACCGACGATGTAGCAGAACATGGTGGTCAGTTCCGCCGCCGCGCCCGATACGTCGTGCCCGTCTTCCTGTAACTGGTTCAGCAGATTCATCAGCAGTGAGTGCTCCGTCAGGCCGAGAACACCCGACGGCGAGTGAATCAGGCTGCGGTAGCCGGGCTTCAGCGGATAACCATAACATTTTGTCTGTGTTTTAATTGCCTCACGAAGCGCATCTAACATCTTGACTGCCACTTCATCATTCTCTGATGCAGATCCAGCAGGGAGATACTCCCCTTCAAGCGGAACCCGAGCAACAAGAGACAACGCTTCGGCGAATTGATCTTCATCAATTTCTTTGTACGAACAGCCAAAATGAGATTTCAGTGACGACCACATGGTGATCATCGCCTTAGCCTGTTTTTCTTTTGGCAGAGACTGACCGCGACTCATGACGAGTTGTTTAATGGCTTCCTGCTGTTCAGTGGTGATTTTACCCGGCAACGCCTTTTTAGCTTTGCGTGGGTTAACTACATGGCCTTTAGTCCAGTAATCGTAGAGCACATCGTCACACTCTTCCTGATACTGGATTACCTTGTCGCGGATTTCAGGGCGTACTTTGTTTGGACTGATGCTGTTCAACCAAGCTGCCAATTTTCGTAAAGCCATACAAATCATGGCTTGCACCCCACCGGCAGAAGGTATGGTGATTTCCACCATACCCTTCGAGAAGCGTTGAGAAATCTTCTTATGTTGAGATTTCCAGTCTAGCCCCATTCCCTCAACGATAGGTTTCATTGGGGTATACGGTTCACCGTTGTGATTGACAACATAAAGCTCTGCGCCGTGGAATGGCACGTTGATAGTAGATACCGCTGTTGCTATACTCGTCATGTCGTTAATTCCTATACGTAGTTTTACGATACTGAAGCCCTGACGGTCTGGCCACCGTTGGGCTTCGCTGTTTTATGCCACGCTATTCTTCTCACCAGTGAGTCCATACACTTTCCTCAGCTGATAGATAATCTCTGTATTGAACTTTCGGCATTCTTTTTCGCCATTTCTTTCAATAGCTAACTTCACATCGTCCGGAAAACGAACTCGTCGTTGACACATCTCTTTTGCTTTTTGCATTTCATATCCCCTTAGCCCCACGGTGGGGCAAAACAATTGTCACACCGTGCGTCATTGATGTCAAGCACACGGTGAGGCATACTTCAATCATTGCAAGTAACTCAATATTTGGTGAAGAACATGAGCAGAGAAGATCCACAACTAAGGATCAGACTTCCCGTTGAAGTAAAAGAAAAAATAGAAATTTCTGCAAAAGCCAATAAGCGATCAATGAACGCTGAAATAGTACAACGTCTTGACACCAGCTTTCTGAAAGATATTCATGAAGATGACGTAATTTCTGCTTATGAAGCAAAAATTATTGCAAACAATGCACGGCATGAAATATCAAATATTATTTTCAAAAGAACCTTTAATGAAATTAATAAGAAAATAACACTTGGACATACAAGTTTTTATATAAACCTTAATGACCTTGAACTGGAATCACTTGCAGATAATGATTACCAGATCATCTTTGAAAAAACATTTAATAAGCTCAATGAACTAGGTTACATCATCTGTGAAAACTCATGGGATGCAGATGGTTTTGGAATTGAAATACCTGAATAGGAAGAACAAAAGGCGTGTACATATTACACGTCTTTAATACAATTGAAAAACGCCACATTACTGATGTATGTTACAACAAGGAGCGATATTTTGAAAACCATATCTATATTAAAGGTTGCATTAGGCGTCGCTATTATTTTGACTCTCTCAATATTGTTTTATTTTTACCACAAAAAAAATGCTATTGCTCTTGATGGTCACGCGGCAAACTCATTTTTCTCAGAGTACATAGTGCCGCTATCAGGAAGCGGTATAACAAATAAATATACTGACTATGACATCAAATATGGAATTGATGATGGGGAGACTATTGTATTACATGTAATCATTAAAAACCTAATGACAGTAAATAAAAATACAGACTTCAACGATAAAAATACAATACATCACAACAACAGCAAAACATTAATTTCTTATAGTAGCAACATCTATACGGATAAATACCTAAAATACATCTCAGAAGATACAATAAAAGCAACCAGCGAAAAGTTAAAAAACATATATTGTGCATCCGGCAGTTTTCACAAATTATCGCCGCAGGAGCGTTTATTCTACGAAGCAAGAAAACAACGTAAGTCAATAATATTACATTATTATGCTGATTCAGGGGAGTCACTCATATTTAATATTGGGGTTTCCCCTGAATCATGCTAAAGGCGTTTAACTCACCGCATCACCGGATCCACCTGGTTTATTAGTGGCGCAATCCAGAACAGGTTATTGCCTGGTATCAGAGTTCGGACATTATGCGCAATACGATCACCGGCATCACCATTCAACACTCCTGCGGTCACATCAATGATGCTATCCGCAAGACCAAATGACGGTCCGAATAGAGATCCTACGAATCCACGACTGGCATACCTAGACTGTGTGCCAGTGCCAAATAAAGCCCCCAGCCCAACAGCACCACCAGTAGCCTTTTCAGCCATGTTGTTATATTCCATCAATGGCCCAAGAATACCGGATCTATCTATACCCTCAAGCACCAGCTTCTCTGGTGACCAGTCAACATTTTTCCCTTTCGATGCTTCTTTTAGCGCATAGACCAGTGAGCCAAGAGCAATCTGAAATGCAGTGCCATAATAAAATTGCGCAGTTCCTTCCTGTAACCCACCAAGTAGCGCACGGTTGTATGAAGCCGTTGTGAATGATTTAAACTGAAATATCGTTCGCCCCATTGGAGTACTCGCCCATAAAGGTGTGTCACCAATACCGGGGGTGATGATAGTGTTATTAACGTCTTTCAGAACCGCTGACTGGAATACTCCGGCAACGTACTGATCGTCCCATTTATCAAAGTTACCAATGTGCCATCCATCAATTACCTCACCATGTTTCTCGAACTCACTGCGAATACGCGCAGCCATATTGTCGTTGATACCGAGTTTTGCCATGCGACGTGCAGAAAACGCACCGGACAAAATACCGTCTGACGTGAGCATTCCGTTCATGGATTTGTTTATGTCATTAAATCGATCCATGAGTGTCAGCTTGCCGAAGGCATCAGTAATTCGCTCCATTCCTGCTTCGACTGCTGTTGTCCTGGAAGAACTGTCAACAAGATCACCAATTGCACGAGAACGTGAATGTAGTACAGCTTCCAATCCAATCCCCATCTTCAACATATCTTCTTTGCTGGCCTTAAATGCCGGTGATTGGGATATCTGAGAAGCATAGCCTTTCATGGTGTTACGGAAACCATTAACCATAACCCCTCTGGCCAGATCTGGAATAGCTGATACTGTCATTCCACCGAGTTTGGTCGTGAAGTTCACATCCCGCAGAAAAGCGCCAGCACGAACAAAAAACGAAGACGGATCATCAGGCATCCCATATGTACCAACAAGACGATCGCGTAATGCTGTTATGTCTCTGAGATCATTTGCTCTTGATTTTGAAAGTCTGGACTGTTCTTTCCGTAATTCCTTTTCGTACTTTCGCATTAATGAATCGAGTTTACCCTGAGGAACAACTTCACCATTGCTCTCATAACGTGCTTTCAGATTTGCCACACTTTCGTCATATTTCGCCTTTATTTTTTCAGGCACTTCCCGTAACAGACTGTCATATTCGTCCTCAATTAATTGCAGACGCTCAGTCATAGTTCGTTTGCCAAATGTTCTCGTCAACTCAATTTCTGCTGCCGCTTCACGGATATGACGTTGCAGCACGTAATTCACATCACTTTCAAGATAATCCCTGATAAGACTATCAGGAACATTTAATGTTCTTTCTTTCGTACTACCTGCGGCTTTTACAGAAAATACGCTGACAAAATCCTGTGGAACCTTAGCACCAGTAATTTTATTAATTACGATATCCGCTGCAATTTCAGCATCCTCAGGATCCAGTGTTTTATTTCCTCTCGACCACCAGTCAACCAAAATACGTCGAAATTTATCGCGTTCACTGATTATTTTTCCAACTTTATATATGCGTGGGAAATAGCTTGCCTGGCCTAATGCTTTCAGTTCTTCATCTGGCGGCAATAAACCAAGCTTTTGCATTTCAACTTTCACCCGATTTAATACAGTTCGCATCGCCTGCGCCGTTTCCTGAACAACAGGATTAGCATGCACATCACCGCTTCGCATAGCATTCCCAACCTGCTGACGAAATGAATCAAAACTCATGTCACCACCATCAGCTTTATACTTTGCGTATGCCTGTTTATTTCCGACAACAACAGCAGCTTCTTCACGCTGCCATCCACGTGTACGGGTTTCTACAGCTACCGGTGTTTCAATCCCCCTTTCATTTCCTTTAAGGGTGAAATTATTTTCGGCTAACTCCAGCGTTGTTTTTCGCACCGTCTTGGACGGAGACTCCATTAACCTTGTCAAAGGAGTAAGATAGCTCCCTGCTTTCCATGCAGCCTTTCCAACCCACCCACCGGAAACAGGGGTTAAATCATCCAGAGTCGCTGTATCAATTTTCATAGCACCAACACTACCACCATCGGAAAGCGAAGCGGCAGCCCTGTCAGTCACTGATGTAATGCTCATATTATCAAGAGCATCAGCAACCTCACGTGTGGCTGCAGCCCGGACGGATGGCGAAAGCGCAACACCAGCACTGGCAAACACGCCGCTCATCATCGCACCCGCTGCAACGTGAGCGGCACTTTCACCCCATGAGCGTGTTATTTGCTGATTATTCAGTACAACCTCGCTTAATGCTGTACCGGCAGCACCAATCGCAATCTGTGAGCCAATACGCGCCAGTGCCCCTCCTTGAGCACCGGGAATAAACATTGACGCAACAGTAACCGGATCCATTCCCGCAGCAATACTGGCAAGGGTTCCAACTACGCCAGCATCAGACAATAAACGTCTGTCTTCATTTTCATCATCTATCTGCTGCTTAATCCACGCCGTTTCCTCTGGCGATCGGGAATCTGCAAATTTCGCCCCCCAGTATTCATAACCGTGCAACTCATTTTTATCAGCATATGGGTTATAACCCTCGACCGGTTCAAACTGTCTGGCTGGGCGGAAAAAACCAGACAGAATATTGTTCTGTCGCATTGCAGCCCCCCATACGGAAGGCTCAGGTGGCAATGGCTCAGGATTAGCCCCTTCCGGAAGGGCAACATCAAACCCAGTTTGTTCCGGCAAAACATTACCTGACGGGATCAGTCCGTTATTAAGATCTTCAGCTTGTGCATAAACTGGCATTATTTAGATCCCCACGAAAAGTAATCTTTAAATTTGTCCATACGTTCGTTATGCAGGCGCTGATACTGCTCATCCAGAGCGCGATGCTTGTCTTTGAAGTTTCGTATAGCCTGTCCACGCATAATTTCTTCCTGCTCGTACTGCTCCCGTTCCTGCTGCATTTTCTTATAAGGTTCCCAATCTTCTAGTGATGGTTCCCAACGCATAGGACGCCCATGTTTGTTATAAAACGGCTGGACCCGATCGATGCCATTTTCATCCTTAGTTCTTACCATAATGGCGTAATCACCATTACGGGGTGTTAACACGTCAGGGGTTATGAATAATTCTCCATTAATACGACTCTCAGGGGTTTTTGTCTCAACTACAGGAGCATTACCTGACGTGATCCCAAGCAACGTCGGACTGGTTGTTATAATCTCTTTGCGCTCACCGTACATCAGCCGTTCTTTTTCAGCTTTCCACTGCGCCGCCTGCCAGCCTGACGGCCCATATTGATAAAGCGCCTCCGGTGCATATTTCATAAACTGCGCTTCTCCGTTAACCTCGCTGATACTCCAAGTGCGGGCTATCTGCTGGTTGGTCATTTGCTTCGCTACGTCAGCGTTACCACCAGCAACGCGGTAGTTAATGTCATACATCGTCTGATAGTCATTACGGAATCTAGCTGCTTCCGGCGTCTGGTCATCCGCAGACGGATCCCAACGGAACCACTGCGCCATATTGCTGACAGCAGAATTCATCGCCTTGCTGCGATCATTTTTGTACTCTTTTGAACTCTGCGTTGATGCCAATTGAGCTTTAAGTGCATCGGTCTGGTTGTACGTAAGGTTCTGCGCCTGCTCGATAGCCGCATCAGCAGACATGCCAGAATCAGTTAGTTGCTTAACAGTCAGATAAAAACCCTGCATATCCTTCGGCATATTTCCAATAGATGCATTGTCTGTTTCATATAACCGACTAAACACTTCCGCCGCATTTTTAACCACTTCCTGATTGCTGGATCGGGATACTGCTGAAAGCTGCGTGATGACCTGCGAAGGCATTATGCCAGTCTGAGCCACAAGCCGAACAACCCCATCATGAGTGGAGACATCATTAATACGAAAGTTCTGCGCCATTTCTGTGTAATCAGCAGCTTTCTGCATTGACTTGTTGCTTGGGTCTAATTTTTCACCTATTGTCAGCGCCTCATTGAATCTGCGTGAATCCCGTTGCGCCTGAATTGCTTCATTTGATCTCTGAAGCAATGCAGACAATTTTCCGTAAGCATCGAGTTTTAACGCATAGTGAGGATCGTTAACCTCAGGCTTCACTTTCTGCATTTCTTCTTGCTGCTGAGAAGGAGGCAAATACTGAATTGCCTGGAATATTCTCGCGTTATCAATCGCTATATCCAGTTGATTGATTATTTTATCTGCGTTTTTTCCATACCCCCTGATGATGGTCTCCTGAGCCGGTATATAATCTGGAACCTCACCGTTATATAGCTGGGCCATGGTGTTATTAATAGCTGGCTCAAGCTGTTCTAATATTAACTTCCTTTGCTTTTCTATCTGACTATTAGCAAGGTTATCTATTTGATAAATAGTCAGTGGATCCATTCCAGTTTTATTTTTTCTATATCGGGAAAGCCACCCTTGTGTTTCTGATGGAAGATTTCGGATAAATTCTTCTTCTGATATTTCACCTTTACGTGGATCACCGACTTTGGCGATCAGTTTATCCACGTTACCCATCCCCCAGTTATATGCTGCTCCGGTCAATATTTCTGAGCCGTACTTACCATACAGTTGATTTACATAGTCACTGGCAAGCATTTCATGCTGTTGTTCGTCCGTAGGGTTGTATTCAACGCCACGTTTGGCCGCCAGTTCTTTCCCTGTGCCCGGCATTAACTGGTATTTCCCCTGGGCCCTCTCTCCAGAAGATGTTTTCGGTCCTTCAAGAATACTACCATCAGGATTAAAATGACGATCACCTGATTCAACAAGGCGTATGGCACGCATGTCCATGCCTCCAGAATCATTTTTCTGAAACTGACCATTTAACCATCCTTCCGGATTAGCAGCGGCATAATTCTTCGCCCGCATTTCTGTGGCACTGCGATCATCACTTTCTATTTCTTCCAGAATGCGTTCTTGTGACCATCCCCTGGCTGCTCCATATCTGGCAATGGCTACCATTCTGGAATTTCTGGCTAAAGTGGCAGTTTGCGGGTCATTCCAGGCATCCGCTTCATTTTGTATCCATAATTTTCTCGTTGCCTGATATTGCTCATCTTCATAGGCATTTGTCTGCCCTATCTCATGTCTGAGAACTCCAGTACTGAACTGAATTTTCTGTGTTCTGGCTTGTTGCAAAAACATATTTCTTGCTGCTTCATCAGTCAATGAAGCAGCTATTTCTTCCACATCCTGATCAAATCCAGATATGTACTCTTGCCCCTTACCAATCGCATTTTTGCCTTGTTGTGCATAAAAACCGGTTTGAGGGTTATAAAGACGTTCATTGCTGCGCTGATTAAGCTGAAGGATGGCATCCTGAGACAATGCAACATTCGCTTTCTGCCTGGCTTCACCATATGCCACCGCATACTGATCTGCGACATTCGCCAGCACCTGACCTGCTTGAGGAACATCGAAGGTTTGAAAACCACCGGTTTGCACACCACGACTTTGCACCTGGCGTCCGGATGTAGTAGGAACAACAGGCATCAGTAACCTCCTATTTTGAATCGGGAGTCAGAATTCATAAAACCTGAGTTAGATAACATTGGCGTCCCACCACTAGATGTACTTCCTTTAGAGAACGGACTCCACGTCCCACCAAACATCTGGTACGCACCGTATGCCTTCAGAGGCGCAGTGAGCAATGTTGTTGCTGCTCCTACATTCCCCTGTTTACGGGCTGAACTGGCTTCTGCTTTATAGTTGGCAGCCTGAACCTGATAACCGTAAGCCTCGCGTTGCGCGTTATTCACCGTTGTCAGAGAATCAAGAGCGCCAAACTGGGCAGTGTCGCCAAATATATCCAGCGCGTTACCTGTAGATAAATCAGCGCCGGTAGCCCCCATTGTCGCCGCCTGTGTACCAAGCCGCTGTCGGGTCTCTCTGCGCCGTTGCTCAGCTTCAGCGTTACCTCTGTTTATTGCATCATTTGCCTGAGCTGTGGCTATATCTGCGTTCGCTTCTGCAACCTTCGAGGCATACTTTCCCTGTTGGTACTGGGTGTATGCCTGAATGCCACTCATGGCGAGCATTGCGCCACCAGCAATAACCGGATCGCACATTATTTTCTCTCCATGTGAAATCTGTGGAAATTAAGACCAAGAGCACCATAAGGCGCGGCTTCTTCAAGCCTGAATCCAAGCCAGTGGAGCCATGCTTTGGCAACATGGTTTCGCTCGTCGACGTAGTTTTCCAGACGCGGATAAACTGCCAGCATCTGCTGCAATACAGGGCGGCAGTGGCGAAGAAATGTCTTCTGATATTTTTCGATACGGCTGGTTCCGACCAGCCAGGGCGTACCATTGCCACCGATCATTGACGCCGGAGATACGCCAAACATGGTTACCAGTTCTCCGTTCGCAAATCCTGACCAGGCCATAGTCGCAGTACGCAGACCAACACGCAGCGCATCTTCGGTAGTCATCAGTGATACCGCATACAGTTCGTCAATATCAGCCTGACGAACATCCGGCAAAATCATCTGAAGATGCTCTTCGGTTGCGGGAATAATTTGAACATCGATCATCAGAATCCCCCAACAGTAAGGCGAGGAATAACGGCAAGAACAGACAGCGGCAACGGATCAAGCTGACGGATTTTTACACGTCCGTTTTTGCCCCAGTTACTGTCCAGTTTCACTTCTACTTTTCCGGTAGCATCATCAACAGGATCATCGTAGAACTCGAATTCACGCTGTGGATATTCGTACCATTTACCGCCGGGCGTAGTCGCCCAGATGCCGCGACTGGCATTCACAACCAGAGTAACGGAGGGGATCACCTGTTTTTTGTCCAGCAGCGTTTCCTGTCCGTTAATGTTGATATCCAGTGTTTCGAATTCAGCAGTTATTGGCAGGCCGATGTGCACTACAGCCCCCGGTGATTCCAGCGTGACGGCACCTCCGGAAACCACTTTCTGTGGTTCCACGTTCGCATCAGAGAGAATGTTTACGGTCTGGCCTTCAAGATGAGACAGGCCTCCAAATGTCCGGCGCGCCATCTGCCAGTTCGTGGTGGCCACATTCCTGAGGGATGGCGGGACGTTCCTGTTAGCACGAACCACTACAGCGGTATTGCTGGTTACAGAAATAATGTCGCAACGTAATTCTTTTGACACTTCATCGCCAGTACCAGGATCAGTTCCGGCATAAGGGAACTGTAGTTGCGCGCCGACATCACTACTGGTGAAGTACGCACCACCAGAAATACTGATTGTATATTCCGCGCGGTAATCCCATTCACCAGAACCACCAGTGATGGTCATCGTTCTGTCAGACGTATTTCTTCCATCATAGCTAAGGCCAGAATCAACAAAGAAAGCATCTTCATCGCTGGTAAATAAACGGCTGGACAGTCGCTCGATGTATCTCACTGTTTGCCCGTTAACGGTTCGGTTAACGACGAAATACACCGCATCTTCATTTCCTTCGCTGATACTGCATGTGCTTTCATATTTTCCGGTACTGGATTGTGGTGCCCATGCAAAAACCTGCTGATCACGCAAATAGGTCATCACCAGTAATTTACCGTCATCACGAATGCAGAAGGCGCTGGAGTAAGGGACAATAGAGAAGCACCAGTCAACAATACTGTGCTTCTGAAAAAGATGATTGGCAAGGATGGTCAGGTCGTTCCCCTGATAGCCGTCAACATCGAATGAGTAGGCCAGATCACGGACAACACTGCCTTTCTCCTGGACGAACAGAGCAATATTCGCCACGGCAATTGGTGGGACATTGCTCGAGCCATTTGATCCCTGAGAGCTGAATGCAAATGATGATGGGGTAAGCACTTTGTTCTGGTCGCCAGTGATGACGTACTCACCTCCGGAAGTCAGCGCCACCAGCGAACCAACATCAATCAGGTGACGGATCTCATTAACCTGACGCCCGGCATAGGTGTAGATAATTCTGTCGTCATCCTGCGTAGGATTGCTTTTGCCAAAATCCTTATAATCCCCGGTACGGCTGGCCCAGATAGTCTGAGGAAACGCAGTCGATGCGGCGAAGTAAAGACGTTGTTGATAATAAACAACAGTGCCAGGATAACCATTAACACTGTTCCAGGCATATTTAGCCCATTTATAGCTGGCATTATCCTCGCCAACTACCTGCGAAGGGATATAGGAAATCACCTCGGCAGTTGCAGTAGTTCCATTTGCAGCAGTGATACGGGCAATGCCAAAACCACTGTGCAGATATTCCCACTCAATGCCAGTATCATCATCACCGGATCCGCCCCAGCCATCCCATGATGTGCCTTCTGTATGCGAAGGGCGCAAAGTACCTGTTTTGCCTGCTTTAACGGCGCGATAGTAGTTACTGTCTGCTCGGCGAATATCGCCAATCGACGTACTCTTACTGGTTTCCCATACCGGCACAGAATCCACTGCAGGCTGTTCCAGATAGAACAATTTGCCTACCTGCTCCGCGCCAAAAATAGAGGCGCTTGCCGTTAGCGTAATTGTCCCGGTGCTGGCGCTGGCATAAACCGTCACTGACTCGTCAATATTGATATCTTCAAATGGCCCGTTCTTCGTTACCACATCAACCAGTTGCCAGTTGTCATGCGCATAGCGGCGCAACTCTTTCGGCGGGTATGCCGGATGAACAAGCGTAAGCACGTCGGCGCTTTGCGTGAATTTAATTCGGAACAGATCGGCTTCAGTATATGGCGTGGCAATTTCATAAATAACATTGCTGCTGTTCAGCACCAACGCACCATCTTTGATAACGCGCATGTACTGGTGTCCGAACTCCAGAGCATAGGTCTGAACCGTCGAGAACTGGAACGGGATCAGGCGGCATTTCCGATTTGGGTATTTGGCGGCACCGACAAAACGCGTACCTGGTCGATTCTCAACGCCGCCATACTGCCGCACGATAAAGTTATCGCACTTGCGCAATGCCACCTGGTACTTCGCCATGTCAATACGCCCGTACAACGACGGTCCAATCTCACCACCGGCAAAGCTGGGCTGGATCCAACTGATAGCCATCAGGACAACCTCGCAATGGTAAACTCGTCAACCGGTGGCTGTGGTTCCTGTGATTCATTCTGGCTATGCGAGCCAGCACTAAGAATCACGCGATTGTACATATTGAGAGCAAATGTACCGAGATCCGCATTCCCAGTCAGCGCCATGTTAATGGCTGCCGCAAGACGCCAGGCCAGCGCCTCCATAAAAATGGCATCAAACATGTTTACATCTGAAACGCGAGAGACATACTTGAGCCATGCCTGCGGCTGGTCTGTGTAGATCAATTTTCCTGTTCCGTTGGTGTCTGCACCAACTTCGTACTGAACGCGCATTGCTGCTGTTGGATTGCGTACACCAGGAAGCATAATTTCAGTAATGCGCAGACAATCTGACGGGTACTGGTACGCATATTCCCAGTCAGGCGGTGGATTGCTCGTATCTGCAAGCGCCACGCGTTTGGTAGCAAAGTTCCAGTCAAAATCAGAAAGCACAGCATCACGGCAGGCCTCAAAGTGCAGCGAACATTCCCCCGCTTCCTTGCTGGCTTCCGTCAGGCTGTTAATGCTGCGGCTGTTGCCAATATTGGACAGCGCACGATTGCAGATCTCTACTACAGAGGCCATAAGTTTCTATACTCCTGCAATAAAGGGGCCGAAGCCCCTTGTCTGATTCGCGAGGCTTACACGCCCAGTTCTTTACGCTTATCTGCGATCTTCTCGCGTAGCGTTTCGGCTTTGGCGTTATGGTGTGGCTTCTCGTTAAAGAGCAATTCGTACTCTTCACGGAGCTTATCCAGTTCACCATCATCTGACACATCGTTGATGATTTTGGTGCTGGTTGCTGCCATTGACACCTTTCCTGCAACTTTTGCTTTTGCCTGTCTGGCTGCATCGTTAACAGGTTCCAGTGCGCTACCAGGCTCACCTTCGTATTCGATTTCTGCCCCCTCCGGCCACAGAGTGTTATGGATATGAGAGAGGCGCAGAACGCGGTATCTTGGTTTCTCACCTGACATCGATATCACCTTAACCAGTTACTTTTGAGCGGATCGGGTACGGCGTATTGGCATCAACATCCAGACTGATACCCGCAGTGAATTTGCCAGCCGTTAGTGGGCCAGTTGCGACGGAGTAGTTAACACGCAGATATCGCTGAACACCGGCAGGCACCTTTGCAGAAACAACTCGTTTACCTGCTGTCAGGGCGGTCTTTGCCAGTGCGCCACTATCATAAATAGTGGTCCATGAGCTGTTATTCTCACTCGTCTGCAACTGGATGTTTACAGTTGCATCACCGCTTGCCGCGGCGGCTGCGTTAACCAGCGCCCAAAACTCAAGCGGGTAACCCACGCCGATATCACGACGTTTTCCGTCAATTGGACCGAGATCGATTACGTCAGTAGAAGCCGCGGTATTCGTAACCGCCTGAGCTTCGGAGAACATCAACAGTTTGTCGGTGATCATCTTCTTTCTCCATTAGTGGGTCTGTTACGACCCACAGGTTAATAACAGGCGTTACACCACGCGGGCTTCTGTTTCCAGAAGCGCATCAGTTTCACGGATTGGTACACCACGGAATGAAGTCCACCACTCGCCTTCTGTCTCTTTTACGCTGATAGCCAGAGATGTTTTCTCCAGAGACTGCAGATCAAGAGCCTGGCCTACAGTGCGGTTCATGTAGAACACCGGGCGGCCCATGCCACGGTTTGGAATGCGATGTAGTGCTTTAACCATCAACTTCGCAATATTTGCGGCAGAGGATGGTTCTGAAAGATTGCTGACATCGATGTTTGCAATGCGAACAACATAACGCCAGTCACGCAGAGCAAGTCCGTTGTCCCATTTGTAATGGGTACGGTAGCCTTCGTACTTGCCGCCATTAGCATCTTCCAGTGTCACCTGGCCTTTATCTTCCATCTGGATGCCAGCCTTCTGCCCTTTCGGGAAGATGCCATGCACGGTGTTTTCGCCCCACACCACTAACCAGATTGAGGTGTTATCTGTACCCGTGCCACCAGCATCAATGATGTTCTGAGCATTACCCGCAGACAGGCTGGAATAGCGGGAGGACAGTCCCATAAACTGCTGAGGGTTAACGCTGGAATCACCATAAAACAGTGTCTGCGCCATCTGCTGATTCATCGCTTCAATAAATGCGCGGTCTTCAGACAGGCGGAATTCGGCAGTATTACCGTTCAGATCAGCCAGTGACTTATCGACTTCAGCATAGGTTTCCAGCATGCCAACGGAATCGGTTACCTGCACTGTGGTTGATTTGCTTGGCTGTACGCCATAGTTCAGCAAACGCCAGGTAGCTGAAGGTAAACCAGAACGAATGGTGGTTCGGTGTCCGGTAGGAAGGTTCCCTTCGACAAAAGGCATATCCTGAAGGATCGGGTTAGTTTGACCGAGAAGCTCGATAATCTTATCGACTTTCCCGTTTGGATCGACGCGCTTACCCCAGTCAGCCAGCGTTAGCGCAGTTAAGCCTTTAACAGCCATTGTCATTTCCTCTCTTATTTGCCATAGAGCACTTCGGCCGCACTACGCTGGCCTTCATTACCACCGGTGACCATGCCATCTTCAGACATCGCCTTTCCGATTTTCACGAACGTTTTGACCAGATCAGGGTGATTACCCAGCCCGGAGGTGTTCAGATATTCTTTGAGTTCAGGTGTCCCGAACTGGTCAAGCGCACGCTGTGCGGCGCTAAGGTTAGAAATCAACTTGTCGCCACCGATTTCTTTGTCGGCTTTTACATCCGCAGCCCACTGCTCGGTTGTTTTCTGCCAGGCTTCTGCCTGGCGCTGCTGAACACCTGCCAGAATCTTCGGATAAGCATCAACCAGCTTTTGCGCTTGCTCGTTGGTCAGGTTTAGTTCTCGCGCCACCGGCTCGAATTCCTTCAACGCTTCTGTATCCAGCTCTACGCCTTCGGCAGCCTGAAACTCGTACTTCTCAGGCGCACCCTCTGGTTTATCGCCGTCCTTTTTTTCATCCTGCTTATCGTTTTCAGGCTTTTTGTCATCAGCAGGTTTATCGCCATCAGCAACAGGTTGTGGCTTATCACCTTCCTGTTGTGATGGATCACCAACTGGAGCAGGGTTATCACCTGCAGGAGCTGACGGTTCTGACGCAGCCGGAGCTGCTCCACCATCGACTGGTTGCTCATTGCAAAGACGGCTATACAGCAAACGCTCAAATAAATTCATGATCACTCCTGTTCACTGGCCTCTTTGGCCATCTTCAAATACTGTTCAGGGCAATGCGCCATAACGCGCTGAAACAGTTCCAGCGCCAGATTGCGTTGCCCCTCATTAAATGCCATTGCCATAGCGTCCATCGGTGAGATAGCGGAAAACACACGGCCTTTCTCCAGCACCGACCAGACAACGCGACGCCCTTGTTCACTGCTCATGACAAAGCGAATGTCATCAATTTCACGCTGCGCCATGTCACGTTGCTTACGGGCGTTTTCTTCTTTCAGTTGATCGTCTTCGTAATCTGTCATTGTGATTGCCCACCCTGACCACTAACTGCATTCGCCATAGCTGACAAAACACTCGGATCCGAAGTTTTAGCTTCGCTTAGCGTCTTGGCGCCCTGTGCCGCCGCCATTCCCATCGCCATCATTTGTTGCTGCTGTTGCTGCTGTGCCCGTTGCTGGCGAGCCTGCTCAACCTGTTCCTGCGGAACAATGACGGTTGGAGACACTCCGGACATATCAGCGAATGCATCGATCGCCTGATCAACATTGAGTTTGTCGAGAGCTTCTGGTTTCGCTTGCGCAAGTTGACCAATGAAGTTAACCGTGGACGCCAGACTGGACAGGCCGATAGACTTCTGCGCCTGAGCCATGACGGAAATGTATTCGACCTTCAGGGGCATGCCTTCCATCGCGTCAGGCGGTGGCGGCAGCATGTTTTTACGCACCATCATCGAGAAAGCGCGGTCAATGAGAGGATTAAGACATTCGTCGTTCAGACGCTCCAGAACCGGCCCCAACATCAGAAGTTTTTCTTCTTTCATTTCGATCACCGCTTCAACAGGCATCGAGCGGGTATTGATGTTCTGCAACATCATGAACAGATCGACAAAGTAGGCGCTGTTAATGATTTGACGGGTGTCCTGAATGTCTGCCACCAAATCTGCTGTACTGGGGTTAACCAGATAAGCAGGCCTGAAACCATCCTGACCAGTAATCTGATCGATATACGTGATGTCGCCAGGAAGAAGGGAGGCACGCTGATTCTTGAGGGAAGTCGGAGCAACCATCGGCGGATTGGTGGCTTTATCAATCAACTGCGACTTGCGCTTCTGGAGAAGCTGCAATGCCTTAACAGGTCCAAGCGCCAGCATACCCGGGCATGATGATCCATAAACATCTTCGCCGTTAACTTCCCAGCGCGGAGCCATAATTGGAAACTCATCGAATCCGGACTCACGCAACAACTTGTCGTTATCGCCACCAACCTCGTAATAAACCGATTTGAATGGCTTGTTCTTGCTATCCAGCTTCGATGTATCGCGGTCAATGTTCGGGTAAACCGAATGCATCACTTCAATCCACTTCTCGTAGGTGCCGCTTTCCCACATGCTTTTTACGGATTCGCTGACGTTATTTAGCCCGAACTCCTGAACAAGCTGACGAACAGTCATAGAGAACTTGCGAAAACAGGTGTCCACACTGCCACGAGGTGAGTTAGCCAGGTAGTAACTGCCTATCGGGAATGGCATTGTGCGAATGATGTCCTCGTCATCCTCCAGCACTGCCATTGCACCAGTGCTGTATGTGCCGAGGCTTCCGTATAACTGCGGCAGAGACTGATAGAGATTCGACTTATTGAACATATCGTTCATGCGGTTCTGCACCGCCTCAAGCCACAACTTAACAGGGCCATAATCCATCATTTCAGGATCTGGCGTAGCCAGGCGAAACCACGGACGCGCGGGGCTTGTGATGCCTGACATCATGCCGCTGGCGAGAGTGCGCGCCGCCATAGTCCCGGTCGAATCAATAATGCGTGTATTGCGCCGATCGTTACGGTTGGCCTCAGAAGTCAGAAAGCGGGAACCACGCGGGTTGATGTAATCACTCAACTCGCGCCAGTGCGGCTCGAACGACTGACGCTCGCTTTCAAGTTGTGCGAACTGTTTGTTCAATCGCTCTTTAGTTGTTTCCGCCATTTCAATGACTCCGGTTACTGACCAAGCAGCGTTTTACCGCTGGTATTAGCGGTTGATGTGTCGCCCTGAGAACCGGTAAGCAGCGTAGAACTACGACCAGCAGCAGCGCGACGGCGACGTGTTTCTTCGTCGCGGGCATCAACAACGGCGGCATCCTGCTCCTGTGGTGCTGCCTGAACTTCTGGTGTTGCAGGCACTGATGGTGAGCTACCCATGCACATATCAATGACTCCGTACGCAATTAAATTATTACCAATTTAACCACATATGATTTATTTATCGTAGATAGTTGACATTTAACGCACAAATTATTACCTTTCAGGTAACCAAAGAGTTCATTCCGGTTACTAACCTGACTGGATTGTCGTTAAATTGAACAGGTGGAGTGAGCTTTTATTTTGAGCAGTACGGCGTATGGCACATGCGCCGATAGCGGTCTGGATACGTTTAAGGGGCACCCTCCCTTGCTCGGGCAAACGAACCAGGTAGCCGGAATGTGCAAGTCGAGCGGTTTTATTCCGCGCACGGGGATTCACCATCCCGGCGATTCGGTGTGACGCCTCGGAAGAGACGAGGGTACAACGATGAGAGCATTTATGGAGCCGCGACAAAGTGTGGCGCCTTAACAGGCTAAGTGCTCTCAGCGTTGTGGCATTAGCTCAGTTGGACAGAGCAACCGCCTTCTAAGCGGTTGGTCGCAGGTTCGAATCCTGCATGCCACGCCAGAATCACGCCTAAGGACCGTGATGCCAGAAGTTCCAGGGGCTTGGCGGTGATGGTTTCCCTTGAAGGACTATCACCGCCCTTTTTACAGCAGGACGCCATTGCGATGACTTCATGCTGTAAACCAGTACAGCCACGGAAGGCATAACTCATTGCTTCCAGTTCGCCCGGTTCGCCGGGCATTTTTTTAAGGTGAGATTATGAACGACCAGCAAATCGAAAAAGAAATCGTTGAGAAAGGCAAAACGGCACCGCGTGTAACACCTGAGAAAATTGAAGGCCTCATTTGCAGTGAGCATTTTTTCACTGCTGCGCAGGGTGATCACCAGGCTAAAGAAGATGACCTTATTTATAATCCGGAGCCTTATGTCGAAGCCACCCCTGATGCTCTGCACCTTCTCACTTTCTGCGTACTGGTGCTGAAGAATGGCTTCACTGTCACCGGAGAGAGTGCCTGTGCAAGTCCGGAAAATTTTGATGCAGAAATTGGTCGGAAGATTGCCCGGCAGAATGCTGTAAACAAAATCTGGATGCTTGAAGGTTACTTGCTGAAGCAGAAGTTAAGCGAGCAACAACACAGTGACATGTCACAAACAGCCAGCCGATGAGCTGGCTTTGTTTTATCCTCATCAGAGGATATCAACGACATTATCCCCACCAGCGGATTAAGCATACGGGTCATAATCTGTGATGGCCTTGCCTTGCTGGTTCTGCTGCCAGGGAAGTCGCAGGCGCTTCGACACCGGGAAAGCAAACGTCAGCAGCAGCGCATCGCCTTTACCCGGCGAACGCCCAAGTCGCTCTTTGATATCTTCCTTCGGTTCGATAACGATTTTACCGTCCACTCGAACTTTGTACTCTGCCGCCGACAGGTCGTCTGCAGTTTCCTGGTCATCCAGCATGCCGCCCAGCCTCAGCCATGTCTTACATGAGTTGAACATCTCCCCACGCTTGTTGAGCATCTGCGGGTCAGTAGACGCGCCACCGAACGGAACAAGTTGCCATGTACGACCCCAGCCGTCACCGATTGACTTCAGACCAGTTCCGTAACCGAAGTCGATGAACACTGCGTCAGCCTGGTACTGGTCTTCAAAGTCAGCGATACGCTTCGCCATAATCAGATCGTCAGTGGTCTTGTTGCCAGTCCACAGCACCTTACTGTGCAGCCCCTGCCGCAGGTATATCACAGCGTCATCAACGCCTGAGTATGCCGGGTCAACGCCGATTATCACCGGAGCATGTGCAACCTGCGCAGCGGTGACCACCCGTTTCATTGCCTCGTCAGTAAGTCCGGTAGGGATAAACTGCAATTCAGATGCATCCGGGAATATGCCGCGCACACGGATTTTAACGAAGTCGCTGTCTTCCCCGTAGTCATCAACCCATTTCTGCAACTGCTGTTTGTTGGTGCCTTCCACCGTCCGGCTGTCAATCTGCGCAGTTTTCCAGCGGTGTTTATATTTGCGGAAACATTCGCGGAAACGTCCGGTATTACGCGTCGGGTTTCCGAACGCCACCCAGATAATCTCAGTGTCTTCGTCCGTTAGCGCACCCTCGGCAACTTCCCACACCAGATCCGCAATGTTCGACGCTTCATCGAATACCACGATGATGCGTTTGCGCTCGTTGTGTAGTCCGGCGAATGCCTCAGTGTTGTGCTCAGACCAGGGTATTGCGTCAGCTCGCCACCGCTTGTCGTGTCCAGGATCATTGCTGTACATCGCGGTAGCGGTACAGGTAAACCAGTCTTTCGTGATAGCAAGGTTCGACCACTTGATAATTTCCGGCCAGGTCTTCGTTCGTAGCTGGTTGTCGGTGTTGGCGGTCACCACAACCTTACAATCCTCGCAAGTGGACATGCCCCAGTTGATCAGCATTGAGATGAATGCGGATTTACCAATACCGTGACCCGAAGCGCGTGCCAGCATAAGCGGCTGATAGCGCGTCTCTGGATTCTGCAGGTGATCACGTATCTCTCGGAACGCATCAGCCTGCCACTGACGTGGACCGGTGGCATGTGCCAGTTCAGTCCCATCTTCCCCCCACGGGAACGCATAGAGGGCATAGCCAAGCGGATCGTGAGTGAACCCTGCAATATCCTCGATTAACTGCTCTTCAGGAGATAACGCTGTATCTGTCACTGATTACCATCCTGACGTTCTTTGAGTCGCTTCCTGGCTGCTGCTATGCGATCAGCAATTGTCACATTCACATTAACATCCAGACGTTCTTTGAATGCGTTGACATCAACATGCTTACCAATCAGCTCAAGGTTCTTCACCTTGTCAGGCCATTTCACCTTCTTCAGGATATGCTCGACATCCTCAACAGAGAGATCCGCCTCGCCATTCTCTTTTTGCAGGGAAGCCTGGGTTGTCTTGATGGTAGCGATATCCATAGCACTGAGAGAGGTACGCCAGACCTTCGGCCATTCAGCGATCGGCTTCATCCCGCCGTCATCGTTCAGTATATCCAGCACGTCCATCTGGTCGATCTCCACCAGGCGCATGAGAACGTAATCAGCACTGACGCGCATTCGTTTGTTGCGCTCCTCCATCAACTCGGCAATCCGTTTTTGAATGCGTTCATCGCGCATCATGACACTTGCTTTAACTGCCGCTGTATTTGGGGAGAATCCTGCGTTAATCGCTGCCTGAGTCTGGTTTTCAGGCGTTTTGATGTATGACTGGCAATAAGCCTCCTGCATTGCTGTTAGTGGCTTAAATTGCGTTGATTTACGTTTATAGGTTTTAGGTTCAGCAGGCATCATAACCACCGTGGTAATAGTTACCGTTGTGGTAATAGTACCATGCAAAATAAAGCCGCCATAGTTGGCGGCAGTATTCAAAGTCCATCAAATTCATCGTAAAAACTCTCGTCAAGATACCATTCCCATTTACCGCGAATGAAAATTACATCCTCGCCGCAAGGGTGCTGACTGTCGATAACTATATCCCTCCTGGCGCAACCATACTTATTCATGAGAAATTTAACCTCTTTCGGAAAATTTGCTGAGTTATCTCTCATATCTTCAAGGTCGTAGCGTATTTTTGGCATAACACCTTCGTGACATGTCACACTATTAATTTCGTTTCATGCCAGCCTTTGGTCACCCAGCATTGCGAGTCACCATTACACGGGCATGAATTAACTGGAACTCTCTCGCCGCACTTACCGCAACGTTTTCTGCTGATCGATTTTATACGCCCGCGCACGCGTGCATCATCCTGGCGGATCAGTAACGCTATATACTCACCAAATTCGTAAGGCGCACGCCCGGGGCGACGCGTGGCACAGTTACGCTCCAGCATTTCAATTTCCTGAGCATCAAGCACAATTTCCAGCTTACGCACACCAGATGCAGCTTGTCTGGCTCTCTGAGCGGCTTTGCGCTCTGCTGCTGATTTAGCCATCAATATTTACCTTTATCGCGAACACATTTACCGGTTTATCTCCTTTGCATAGCACGTAATTTTTTCAGATGGTTCTCCTGTTCTGTTTCAGCCAGGATCTGGTGATATTCTCTGTGATCAATGTGTTCGAATAAATTATTGAATTTTCTGATGCACACTCTTCCAGGATAGCCATCCATCCTCTTGAAGAATACTGAGTGATCAGTACTACGAATGATTTTTACTGGATAGCCAGCGCTATCGGTGTATATCTGACCACGTTGAATCAGAGAGAACATTCGTTTATCCCCAGATAAAAATATAGCAATACCAATTACATAAAATACTTCAGGCCAAGCATCATTTCACCCCTGCGGCGGTTCTGGTAGAGGCATCCAATTGATTACATCGCATTTAGGGATGCTGATATCATCACCAAGCCACCCTTGACCTTCAGACCAGCATTGCACGTAATACCCGTATTCTGTGTTCACTACGCACCACTGCGCGTCGTTCGGCATTCGATCACTACAGCTTATCCAACCATCCGGAGTTACCGGAAGCGAGAACGGCAGCACATCTCTGTGAACAAGTTTTTGCTGTGACAGGTTATCCAGAACTTTCTGTACTGCTGCATCACCGAATACACCAAGCGCATCTGCCATAACTCCTACAACCTGATAAGCCTCAGCGCATACCGTGGATAAACCATCCGGAATTACCGGATAGTTGGTTGACGTTTCCGCGATTTCCCGAAAATTATTGGTTGACGAATTCTTATTTTCCCGAAAGTTTCCGGACTGAAGCATGGCGGCGCGGCAGGCGTTCCAGCCATCTGCGTAACAATCTCTGTGTGTCTTGAAATATGTCACCGCCCTTGGTACATCGTTTACGTCTATTTCATCCGGCACAACCGGCGCAGGTGAGTCAGCATAAACAGGAATAACGTCCGGTTGCTCTTTATTGCTTTCATCCGTTAAAGCCCAGAATAATTTCCCGGCCGGATGTTTGAAAATATAAGCAACTGGTTCTGCTTCCAGTGATGCCAGCGCAATCCGTGCCAGTTCCATTTGTTCACCACGGGTAAGCCCGTTTTCAAGCGGATTTTTAATGAACAATTCAATACGTTCTTTGGTAATAGTGGTCATGTGTTACTCCTTAACCCGCAGTGCTTTCAACTGATGAGGGGAACAAAATCCTTTCATCAAATCCGGCATTCATATCATGGACAGCAACACACCAATCCATCGACGAACGATTATCAAGAGCCTCCATGATTTCATCCATGCGGCGCAGGTCATACAGGTAAATGCTTTTATCGCCAATGGTGTAAAAACCAATTTTTTTCGGTGATGGGCAGCGATCAAGAACGTCCTGTAATTCGTTCAACCATGCCCGTTCTTTTTTTGTTAAAGTTGCCATATCACTCTCCTTTGATGCGAATGCCAGCGGCGCGGGAATCATTCCATCGCTTTACTTCTTCACGAATTACGTCAATGCATTCTTTCGAATCCATTAGGTAATCTTCATCAAAAAGACGTTCCTGTTCGTTTTCTATCGCAACAATGATTGCTTCAACTAACTTTTGTGCCTGAGAATCACTTTCTAACTCTGCTATGCGCTTACTTCCATCCGAGATAACGCCCTCGTAATACTCACGCTGCTCGTTGAGTTTTGATTTTGCCAACTCCAGTTGTTTTGTTAGTTCCGCAATACGGCAAACATCGTTGATACGCGTTTCCTCTAATGCGTTGATCTCATCCAACAATGCCAGCGCAACATTTGGATTAAAAGCAGCAATAAATTCAGCGTTTGCATAAGCCTGAACATCTGTTTCAACCAGGCAGTTAACATGACATTCTGCAATCACGCCACCGGGTTCTCCTTTCCATTTTTGGCAAACAAAAACTCCTGTTAAATTGCCGTGCTGGTTAACAGATGTATGCCCTACGATGTAGCTCCCTTTCGTTGCCTTTTCTGCCGCATCACGCAGTGCCTGATAATTAATTTCGCTCACTCTTCATCCTCCAAGTCGGCAACGGCGTCCATCACATCAGAACCGCGAATAACCTCAAAAGCACGGCAGGCCATTTGAAATACCAGTTGCTCTTGCGGGTGAGGAGACTCCCAATATTTGAAGCCTGGGCGATGCGTGTACCCCATCATTGAATAAAAATCACCAGCAAGCTTAATCGCGGCATCGACAAGCTCTCTGTTAGTCATTCTTTTTCCGCTCACTGGTTGCCTCCTTTGCGAAGCTGGGCGGCTAACTCATCACATATGTGCGTCAAAGAACAAAGTTTGATTGATGGATGTTCGCGCATCATCTCTACCCCCTGCGCCCGCACTTCAGACAGGAAAGCATCGGTGGCTGGCATATTTCCTGTTGCCTTCATTGCCTCCAAAATAACCAGAACGCCATCTCGCCCAATCTCCTCGCAGATAACCTCGGTGCTGTCGCCAACAACATCGCAAAATGCCTGAACTGCTTTACGAGCCAGCGCATTCTCCGCAGCCAGCGCATTAGCACGCACCAGTTGCACTTCCAGCTGCGTTGCCAAATCGCTGATCAGCTTTGCCACACTGCGCATATCAACGGCACCACATTCTGCTTTCAGTTCCGAAGCCATCTCATGCCCGGCGGAAACTAACCCTTTGATATTACTTTCCATCTTTACCCTCGCTTATCCACATAACTTATTGATTACATTGATAACTAAAAAGATCGTCGATTCATGCCGATCTATTTTTCATCAGTGATTCATAAAACTTTTGCCACTTATGCCGACCGAAATTAGCCTTCGAGTTACAGCTCGAACAAAGGCAAATAAGGTTCTCCTGACGACAATCTTGCTTGTCGTAATTGATGTGATGAGTTGTTAGCCTTTTGTCTGTTCCATCACAACCTGGGTTCTGACAAGTAAAACCATCTCGCTCAATAACCCTCTTGCTCGTTTCTCGGAAATCCCACGGATACGGCAATCTCGATAATCCACCAGACCAGTTTGGATTTCCTTCCCCCTTCATCAGAGAAGAACGCATTATGTTGGAACACTGTTTCGAGCAGCATTTATGACGCTTCTCATGACTCAAGAAAACGGAGAACGAAGATCCGCATACGCAGCATATTTTTAATACTCGCTTTAGTTCCCGATTTACCGTCTTGCCTCGCTGTGAAATTCCTACACACTGAAGTGAGCAGAACCTTGAAGATGAGTTGGCTCGCTTAACCTGATATTGCCTGCCACATACGGAGCAAACCTTTTCGATTTTCCCACCCTTCCAATTCGGGTTTTTATCACCGGATACAATCAATCCCGCAGCATTGGGCTTCTCGCTCATAGTTCCTCAACCTCCCATCCACCACCGAGCTTTTTAGGTTTTGGATAAGCAACCTGAAAGACAAACGGATAGCTGTCTGCCGCAACCTTCATCTTGACTCTCGCATCGTCAGTAAAGACTGACTTACTTCCCTTAACGTCCACCATCACCAACTGCCCGTCAGCCAACATCACGGCAAAATCTACAGTCAGGAAGCAGTTGTCAGCTAACCGTAGCTTGATACCCTCGAATCGATACCAGGCGATTTCCCCTGCACGTTTACGAAGCTCAAGGTGCTGGCAATACGCAGATTCTGTTTTGTTCATCTGGCCTGTTTTGAGTCGACCAAGAGCCTGTATCTGTTTTCTCATGATTTACCCCTGAGGTAATTAAAAACCACATAAGACACGAAATCAATAGATTTTAGAATATTTTATTACCTAACAGGTAATTGTCGAGGCGTAAAAAAATGCGCTATCGCGCTGGTATTACTTGATAAATCCTGCCGCCTTTCCCCGCCTGTATTCCTCCATCAGCCACTGCGCCGGTGTTATTCCCCCCAGGGTAGCGGCGTTAGGCATACACCCGAAACTTCGCCCTGGTGGATGGTAAACGTCTCTCCCTGTGTCCGGAGGCGTACTCATGGGTTCTGGCTTTGCCTGTATGCTGATCACCGGATCGGGTATCTGCTGTCCGGAAGCCACCTTTTTCGCCCAATCATCAAGCAGCCTGCGCGCGTGTTTCTCAACCTCAATCTCGCTAAGCTGGCGCTGATACATTGCACGGCGGGTATCACATACGACCCAGTACATAACCGGATGCCGCCACGGGAATCTTTCGGGACCACCAGGATATAAACTTTTTTCCTTGCTGTACCGGTGAAACTCCGCCATCACATCGTCAATGGTGACGCCAAGAACCATCTTGCTGTCTTTACACCACTTGATAAATTGCCCTGGCGACGGCCAGAACGGAGATTCACTGGCGCGGGCGTGGCGCATACCAGCAGAAACCTGTTCACGGGTTCGGATCCCCCCTTCGGCAAACGCAGCAATCCACTGCTGTTTTGCAGCAACTTCCTGCTCTGGCGTCTTCAGGTTGGTTACCACTGCCGCCGGAAACAGTTGTTTCAGCTGTTTAAAAAGGGCATCAACAAGCCTCTCTGCTGACATGTTCACCACATTGTCATTGTTGACGTACTGATGCTCATAACCTGACATGCGAGAAAGGGCTTCTCCGTCACGGTTTTGTATCGCGGTAAAAACGTTGTTCACAAGAAATCCTCCCATGCTTCAGGGCTGTTCCAGTGCGGAACGTTGTTATCAGGTAATGTTGATTGCTTCTGTCTGCTAATCTGCAGCCGCCTTGCCAGCTTCTGCTCCCACTGTGCCTGATGGTATGCCTTACCCTCAGCCATCCAGTAAATTCTGAACTCTGCAAGTTCCTGTGCCGTTGGCAGACTGTCCAGGTAGATCCCCTGCAATGAGCTTTTCCGAAGAAAGTCATCTGATGGCTGCCATTGTTCATGCATGACAAATTTGCCTAATTGCCCTGGCCCACCAGGAGGAACAAAGTTATTCATCACGGCGTTGTTTGCTCCGGGGTCATGAGGCACAGAATCCCCGCTTTTTGTCCTGCTCTCCCTCTCTTGGTTAAATGACTGGTTATATGACTGGTTCTGGATCCCGTTTTTGGGATCATTCAACATCCCGTTTTTGGGATCATTCAACATCCCGTTTTTGGGTATATTCCCGTTTTCGGGTATATTCCCGTTTTCGGGTTCATTGCCCCCCTCCCGGTTGCCTTTAATGTTCCCGTTTTTGGTTATATTAAGAGAGAAAACCCGCACTCTTTTTGTCGCTCCCTTTCTCTCTCCGGTATCTGAAATAATCCCCATTTTCATGAGCGATATAAGCCCGGCCTGCACGGTTTTTTTATTCAGGCAAGTGTCTTTAACGAGGCGTTCTATGCTGGGGTAGCAGAGGTTATATTCATCGGCTCTGTCAGCCATCGAGAGCAGTATGAGCTTTAATGATGAGCTACCTGGATCTGTCTCCCAAGCCCAATCTGTTGCATGTCTGCTCATGATTAATCTCCGCTATCAGCTTGAATGTTGTGGGGAGGAATTAATCATGATCTGCTTAATCTCTGCCCTGATGCGACGGTTTGACTCCATGGTGCACTCAACACAGTGTCCGTTGTAAACCCAGCGTTCACTGTCATGTCCGTGCTTACATGGTTTTCCGGTGTAGTAGCGTTTAAGTCCGCGCTTTGCGGCATCAATACGTGTAATGATTTCCATGGTAAGCCCTGTTATTAGTATTGGGATTACGGTTATTTTGTGCTGACACAAAAAAAAGATCAACCAGATTTGGTTTTTTATTACCTTTGAGGTACGAATAGATATGAAAAGACCGCCGGATGGCGGTCTACAGAGGGTTGTTGCCAGATATCATGAGTAGAAGAAGTATGCCAGTTCCGCTTTTGAGCGCAGCCATTGTCTTGTTTTACATGCTTTAAAAAGCCCATTCATCAATACCTTACCTGGCATTTTGCGCTTACCTGTTAAGTGAGTCTGGATATAGTGACTCGTCGTTCCGGCTTCCTGTGCGAAGGCTTCACGCTCATCCGGAGTAAGTGCAAGCCAGTGCTTTTTGAAATCGAAATGTCCGTTATCGCTCATAGCTATTGCCTGATATTTATTTCAGATAATAAATATTCACCCATAAGGTAACAAAAATCAAGGATAGTTACCTATGGGGTGCATTTACCTGTTGGGTAATATTGCTTTAAATTGAATCATCTACTGATTCATATATGAGGCGATTTTCCAGAAAATGAAAAGTATCCAGGACGTCCGCAGGCAAAATCTCAACGACTTGATCGACCGTGAATTCAATGGTGTTCAGACGCGGATGGCAGAAAAACTTGGAACTCAGGCAAATCTGGTAAACCGCTGGGCTCTTGGCAAGAAGGTTATCGGCGACCAGGTTGCGCGAAAAATTGAAGCTGCCGCCAATAAACCCCGTAACTGGCTTGATATCGATCGCTCGCTTTCTCAGGAAGGTTTTCAGCCTGTCGGCCCAAGCGACATTGGTCAGCTGGCAGCTCACAACCTGGAACGCTGGATGAGTGAAAGCCGCGACCTTTCAACTCAGGGAAAACTTCACCGCGCATCCGGCGTCGCCCAGGTGACAATCAGCCGCCTGTTAAACAATGAGGTCAGCGTTTCCATTTCCACCCTGGAGAATGTTGCATCCGCATTCGGGCGTCACGGATATGAACTACTGATTCACCCGCACGACCCTGCGACTATCAACTATGACCGCTCACGCTACGCATTGTTACCCGAAACCGAGAAAGCAAAGATCGAAAGTTACATTGAATTTGTCATCAACCAGAACGAAAAAAACAAACAATAAAACCATATTTTTCAGTAAGTAAGCCGCCTTATGGCGGCTTTTTTATTGCCTATTCGATTACCTAACGGGTAATTTTTTTAACTCATATCTATTGACATCAAACCATATACGCATAATTATTACCTCAACGGTAACAGACCGAGGTAACAAGTTATGCAGTGGAAAATCATCAACGGTTGGTACTGCGTTACTGCATGCGGATTCATGAGCTGGAAGTTCCGCACCTTACAGGAAGGCATTAAGTGGGCTTTCGTCAGCAAAGAAGCTCGCGATGTGGCCAACGATAACGAGATATGGGAGGGCTGATAATGAACGTTAATCAGCAGAAAAATCTTCAAAAAATCATGCTGGCATTCGACAAGGACTACCGTCTGTCAGAACAGCTATATGACCGACAAGTTGAACTGATTGAGAGTATCCGGCTTCATCAACTGGCATCAACTTTCGACGTTGTAACAGTTAAAGGCGTTCGCCAGGAAGTACTGGAGGCCGCTAAAGACAGCCCTGAGTTCGAAGAACTAATGGATGCCTACCGGCGCGAGGCAATGGCAATTATCGCCCGCTGGGATCTGGCTGATCAGCTTGATGGGCAGAGGGACGCGGCATGAAACCGGGAATTTATTTCGACATCAGCAACGAAGACTACCACGCCGGTGACGGCGTGAGTAAGTCGCAACTGGACATGGTTGCCAAGAATCCGGCGCTTCTTAAATGGGTTCAGGCAGCACCAGAAGACGAAGAGAAAAAGTCTGCACTGGATATGGGAACCGCATTGCACTGTCTGCTTCTGGAGCCTGGAGAGTTCGACAAACGCTTCATTGTTTCACCGAAATTCGATCGTCGGACGAAACAAGGTAAAGCTGACGAAGAGGAATTTCTTCGTGATGTGGCGGATATGGGGATTACGGTACTTGATGCCGAGCAGTGGCGGAAACTGGAGCTGATGCGTGATAGCGCAATGGCTCACCCGGCGGCACGCTGGATGCTGGAAGCACCTGGTTACTGCGAAGCATCAATGTACTGGAACGATGAAGAGACGGGGGAGTTGTGCCGAATTCGTCCAGACAAATGGCTGAACGAGCACAACGTGATCGTCGACGTGAAAAAGGTTGCAGATATGGACCGTTTTGCACGCCACATCGAGGAATTCCGCTACCACGTGCAGGACGCAATGTACCGCGAAGGCGCAATGAGGGTTACTGGTCAGCCGCATGGTTTTTTCTTTCTTGCCGTGAGCGAAAGCATTGATTGTGGTCGGTATCCGGTACGCGTGTTCGAGCTGGATGCGCAGGATGTCGATGCCGGGCACGCTCTGTTCCGCCGGGATCTGAATACCTATCACGAATGCCGCATCAATGATGAATGGGGCGGTGTGGAAATCATTAAACGCCCTGAGTGGGCACGCAAACAGGATATGTACATATGAGCAACGACATCGCAAACATCAACGCACCAGTAGACACAGCAATCGCTGGAACTGCTGCAACTATTTTCAGCCCAGACGGCTTGAACCAACTGATGAAATTCGCCGAGGTAATGGCGCAAAGCCGCGTAACGGTACCGGCGCACCTCGCCGGGAAACCAGCTGATTGCATGGCCGTGGCAATGCAGGCTGCGCAGTGGGGAATGAACCCGTTTGCCGTGGCTCAGAAAACCCATGTTGTGAACGGCACGCTAGGTTATGAAGCCCAATTAGTAAACGCAGTTATCTCAACGATGTCGCCAACAAAAGATCGCATCAACTACGAGTGGTTCGGGCCGTGGGAACGCGTGATCGGTAAGTTTGTTGAGAAAACATCCAAAAACGGCAATCCATATATCGCACCAGGCTGGACTCTAAAAGACGAAGAAGGCTGCGGTGTTCGCGTATGGGCAACCATGAAGGGCGAGGATCAACCTCGAGTGCTTGAGTTAATGCTGTCTCAAGCACAGGTAAGAAACTCCACACTTTGGGCCAGTGATCCGAAACAACAACTCGCATACCTTGCGACAAAACGCTGGTCTCGCCTGCACTGTCCTGACGTAATCATGGGCGTCTACACCCCAGACGAATTACAGGAAACGGCACCGCGCGTTGAGCGAGACATTACTCCGCAAACGACCACTGCTGCGGGAATGAACAGTCTGATCAACGCTAAACCAGCGAAAAAGCCTGATGAGCAAACGCGTAAATCGGACAGCCGTGATCCAGAAGAAATGCTGATGGCCTTTACCAGCGCAGCGATGAATTACAGCACTGTCTCCGAACTGGATAAGGCTTACAAATACATTGCACAAAAACTTTCAGATGATGACGAACTGCTGGCAAAAGCAACCGACGTTTACAGCGTTCGTCGGGAAGAATTAAACGAAACATCTATGTAACCACCACCGCGGCGCCACGTGCGCCGCACTGCAACCAAGAGAGGTATTCATGAAAGGTGCATTAGGTAAGAAAGAACTCCTGGCGGTGGTGCCACTGTCATGGAGCACTATCGACCGTATGGAGCGCGCAGGGGAATTTCCTAAACGCTGGTATATCACCGATAAACGCTGCGCATGGAACCGTGATGAAGTTGAGCGTTGGCTTGATGAACGTCAGGCAGCAAGCCCGGCAGAGTTCCAGGGTAAAAAGCCTCCTGTTCAGCAACGTGTATATCGTCCCGTGAGCAACGCTGCATGAGTGCGCTGCTAAGGCACTGGAGCAAATGGTCAGGATGGTACTTATTCCTGGCCTCTGTTTCAGCATGGCTTTATCTGCTGGCATTAATTTTCAGAGAGGGTTGGATTAAGTGAGAAAGTTAAGCCGACTTGAAAAATATCACATGAATAAGGTTTCAATGCGCAGTCCGTCAAAGATTGTCGCCGTTACTCCTGCGGCGATAGAGATCGAAAAACGCGCGATTGAAAGAGAGAAAAAAGGGCAATTCCGCATTGCCGCTCACCTTTGGCTTCAGTGTATGGATGTTGCTTCTGGTGATGTTGAACGTGCAAGGATCGCGGTTCGCAGGGACCAATGTATCACAAAAGGTAACGGCCTTCGCCGTGGCGACTATAGCGGCATAGGATGTTGTGGGGTGGTTTATGACTAAGAAATACACACTAATCTATGCAGATCCACCCTGGGTATACCGGGACAAAGCCGCAGATGGTAATCGCGGTGCCGGTTTTAAATATCCGGTTATGAGTGTGCTGGATATCTGCCGCCTTCCTGTGTGGGATTTGGCCGATGAAAACTGTCTGTTGGCCATGTGGTGGGTGCCAACACAACCACTCGAAGCACTAAAAGTTGTTGAAGCCTGGGGATTCCGTCTGATGACGATGAAGGGCTTCACGTGGATAAAATGTGGTAGTCGACAACCAGATAAACTGGTTATGGGTATGGGACACATGACTCGCGCCAATAGTGAAGATTGCCTGTTTGCGGTAAAGGGAAAACTACCTACGCGCATTAATGCAGGGATCGTTCAGTCATTTACCGCACCGCGGCTTGAGCATTCAAGAAAGCCAGATATCGTTCGTGAAAAACTTGTGCAATTATTAGGCGATGTTTCTCGCATTGAACTGTTCGCCCGCCAGACGTCTCATGGCTTCGATGTTTGGGGTAATCAGTGCGAAGACCCGGCAGTGCAACTACACCCTGGATACGCGTTGGATATCGGCGGATTAACAAATGCATTCAGCAATGCTCCGCTGTCACCAACAGACAACCAGGGGCGGGAGCGTGCAGCATGAACCTATATCAACGCATCAATGGCGCTGACTGGTGCAATATCTTCGTCGTCGGCGATCTGCATGGGTGCTACACGCTGCTGATGAACGAACTCGACAAAGTTTCATTCGACCCGGCGCGCGATTTGCTTATTTCCGTTGGTGACCTTGTTGACCGCGGCGCTGAAAACGTCGAATGCCTGGATTTGATTACTATGCCGTGGTTCCGAGCTGTTCGTGGCAACCATGAGCAGATGATGCTGGATGCACTGGTCAACGGCGGAAGTTTCGGACATTGGATGTCAAACGGCGGTGGATGGTGGCACCAACTTGATTCTGAGCAGGATGTGCAACTCAAATACCTTCTGCCAAAGGTTACCAACCTCCCGATGATTATCGAACTGGTTACCGGCAATAAGAAGGTCGTCATCTGCCACGCAGACTACCCGCACAACGAATACGCATTCGATAAGCCAGTACCGGAAGAAATGGTGATATGGAATCGTGAGCGGGTTAGCGACGCGCAGGACGGTATTGTCTCGGAGATAACCGGTGCCGATTTGTTCATCTTCGGTCATACGCCAGCACATCACCCACTGGTGTATGCAAACCAAATGTACATCGACACCGGCGCAGTGTTCTGCGGAAATCTGACGCTTACCAAAGTCCAGGAAGGATAGAATTATTTATTACTGTCTTCCATCCACTTCTCAAACTTCGACGGGGAGAACGGAATCAGATCCGTATGCTCCCCGTTAATCCAGGAATCAATCATATCGGCCCACTGCTGCAACATGTAGGCGCGCTGTCTGGCGTATTCCGCTTTGTTATATACGGCGCGCACACCTTTCTGCTCGTGTGCCAGAGCCTTTTCAATCCAGTCTGAAGGATAACCAGCCTCATGCAACAATGTACTGGCTGTACGGCGCATATCATGTACAGTAAAATCCTGAATATGCTCACCATCTTCATTTATTATTTTCACCGTTCTGTCGATCAGAGAGTTCAGCGCGGCATTAGATAATGGCTTCCGGAAATTGTAACGACCAGGAACCAGATATTCACTTCCACCAGCGCACATCTGCAACCCGACTAATATATCCTGTGCCTGTTTAGGCAGGTAAATAACGTGCGCCCGACTTCCCTTCATGCGGTCTGAAGGAATTGTCCATGTCCATTTTTTAAAATCTATTTCATCCCACGTTGCATTGGTGAATTCTCCCTTACGAACCATGGTGATAAGCACCAGCTTTAAAGCCATTTTCATAGTGCCCATAGCACCAATGGCATCCAGCGTGCGGAAGAACAGGCCAATTTCTTCTGGTGTCAGTGTTCGCTCTCGTGGTTTAAATATGGCGATAGACGAAGGTTTAATGTCAGCCGCAGGATTAAACAAACCATGACCACGGTCATTGGCGTGACGGTATACGCTGCTGATGATCTCCCTGGCCTGTACTGCTGTTGCCCGACCACCGCGTTCGACAATCCGGTCACACAAATCACGAACCATTGATGTGGTAATTTCAGCCATCATTTTGTTGCCAAGAACCGGAAGTATGTCACGGTCGATCACCGCCTGCTTCATTGCGCGGGTACTGTCAGCCAGGATGACGTGTTTCATATAACTGTCGGTATGTACCGCAAACGTCTCGGCACCACGAATCTTTTTAATACCGTCACGTTTAGCCGCAGCCGGTGACTGGCCTGCTTTAAGCAGCTTCTTTGCAGCAATCAGTTCTTCTCGCGCTTCTGCCAGGCTGATACCGTCACGCCCATACTGCCCGATTACCAGTGTTTCGCGGCGACCGTTGATACGGTAGTCATAGCGAAACGAGACCGTGCCTGACGTAAGCACAGCTACATACAGCCCGTCACGATCGGAGACCTTGTACAGTTTGTCCTGCGGCTTGAGGTTTTTTAATTTTGTATCGGTAAGCAC